CGATCCCGACGCCGACCCGGCCGAAAAGGACCCGGACAACCCGAACCCCGACGCCGACCCGGCCGAGGAGAACCCCGAGGACGCCCTCGGTCACCAGGAAGGAACCACCATGACGCGCAACCTCTGGGACAAGACCGGCGGCGGTCAGTCCAAGCAGCTCAAGAACGGCGAGCTGCTCCACTCGGTCGAATCCAACGACGGTCGGGTCAAGACCATGGTCGAGGACAAGGAGACCGGCGAGCTCATGCACGCCATCGTCGAGGGCGGCGAGCTCAAGCACACGATGACGGTGGACGACTACCGTAGCATCGTGAAGCGCGGCTTCCAGCTCAAGTCCTTCGTCGGCGCTGCGCAGGAGTTCTGCCTCCAGCACGGCATCAACGACATCGAGCTGCTCTTCCCGGACGCCAAGAACTACACCAACACGCCGCAGTGGGACAAGCGGCGGACCGAGTGGGTCGCCGGCGTCCTGAACGCTGTCAGCCACACCCCCTACTCCCGCGTGAAGACCCTCTGGGCCGACATCACGCAGGACCAGGCTCGTGCCCTCGGTTACATCAAGGGCAACCTGAAGAAGGAGGAGTGGTTCGGCCTCAAGGGTCGCAAGACCGGTCCGACCACGATTTACAAGAAGCAGAAGCTCGACCGTGACGACATCATCGACATCACGGACTTCGACGTCATCGTCTGGGTCAAGGGCGAGATGCGGCTCATGTTCGAGGAGGAGTGCGCCCGCGCCATCCTCATCGGAGACGGACGTCCGGTCGAGGACCCGGCCAACCCGGGTGAGCCGAACCCGGACAAGATCGCGGAGCCGGCTCCGGATCAGGACGGCGACGGCATCCGGTCGATCCTCAACGACCACGAGCTGTTCGTGACCACGGTCAACGTGGCGCTCGCGGACGTCAACACGGACTACTACGACATCGTCGGCGAGGTCCTGCGGAACCGCAAGTTCTGGAAGGGCTCGGGCACCCCGACCTTTTACATGGCGGATACCTACGCCACGGAGCTGCTCCTCTCGCGGGATGGCTTCCAGCGCCGGCGCTTCCGCGACCTCCAGGAGGTTGCCAACGAGCTCCGCGTGTCCTCGATCGTCCCGATCGAGCTGCTCGACACCGTTCCGGGTCTCATCGGCTTCGTCGTCAACCTGACCGACTACAACGTCGGTACGGACCGCGGCGGTGAGCTGAACTTCTTCGACGACTTCGACATCGACTACAACCAGTACAAGTACCTGTACGAGAGCCGGTTCTCCGGCGCGCTGGTGAAGATCAAGTCGGCGCTGAAGGTCATGCGGACGAGCTCAGAGGACACCGAGGTTGCGCCCGAGGCGCCGGCCTTCAACGCCGCCACCGGCGTGGTGACCATCCCGGCCGTGACCGGTGTCGTCTACAAGAACGGGGACACCGACGCCACCATCGCGTCGGGCGCCATGGCGGCACTCCCGCCGGGTGACACGATCTACATCTACGCCGAGCCGGCCGACGGGTACTACTTCGTCGACAACGCGGACGCGCAGTACGAGTTCACCCGCGACAACGCCTGATCCGAGGTAGCCGGCGATGGCGAAGTTCCATGGCATGGTCGGATACGGCCACGCCACTGAGACGCCGGCCGACAGCGGCGTGTTCCGCACGACGATCACTGAGGTCGAAAGCTTTGGTGACGTCGTGCGGAACACTCGCCGTTTGACCGACGGTCCCAGCGTGAATGCTGATATTTCGGTCTCGACCGCGATCAGCATCGTTGCCGACGAGTACGCCAGTGACAACTTCTTCGCCATCAAGTACGTGACGTGGATGGGGGCGAGCTGGAGGGTCGACCAAGTCGAACCAGATCCGGATCGCCCCCGTCTGCTCTTGAGGCTGGGAGGAGTCTACAATGGGCCAAAGGCTTGAGCTTCACGCCATCCTGAAGACCATTGTGCCGAAGGCATATTTCCAGCCCCCAGACAATCTGTCGATGACGTACCCGTGTATCCGGTACGACATCGACGATGCGGACACGGAATTCGCCGACAACATCCCCTACCGCTTCACCTGGCGGTATCAGCTCATTCTCATTACTGAGGATCCCGACGACCCAGCCAAGGAAAAGCTGGTGTCGTTGCCGATGTGTCGGTATGACCGGCACTACGTCGCGGGCGAGCTACATCACTACGTCTTCAACATTTTCTACTAGGAGGTAGAAATGACCAGGATCATCTGGGACAAGGTCACGGAGCGCAAGTTCCAGACCGGTGTCAACAAGGGCGTTCTCTACGTCCGTGGCGACGACGGCCAGTACATGGACGGCGTTCCGTGGAACGGTCTCACCACCGTCACGGAGTCGCCGTCGGGCGCCGAGAGCAACATCCAGTACGCTGACAACATCCCGTACCTCAACATCAAGTCGGCGGAGCAGTTCGGCTGCACCATCGAGGCATTCAGCTCGCCGCCGGAGTTCGAGCAGTGCGACGGCACCGCGGAGATCGCTCCTGGCGTCTACCTGCACCAGCAGGCGCGCAAGGCGTTCGGCTTCACGTGGCAGAACCGCATCGGCAACGACACGCAGGGCGTGAACTACGGCTACCGGATCAACGTGGCCTGGGGCCTGGACGCCAACCCGTCCGAGCGCACGCACGCGACGATCAACGAGTCGCCCGAGGCCGGCTCGCTCAGCTGGGAGGTCACCTCCACGCCGACCGAGGTCGGCGTCGTGGGCGGAGTCGAGTTCATGCCGTCGGCCAAGATGTCGTTCGACTCGGACAAGGCCGACGCCACGGCGTTCGCCGCGCTCGAGGACATCCTCTACGGTACCGTCGGTCAGGATCCGCGCCTGCCGTCGCCGGCCGAGGTCATCGCGATGTTCCAGGCAGAGGCCCTCACCCCGGTCGAGTCCGTCGCGCCGACCTACGATGCCGGCACCGACATCATCACCATCCCCGCCACTGCGGGCCTGGTGTACTCGGTCGACGGGGTCGACGTTCCGGCGGGTGCCTACGGCCCGATCGCCGAGGACACGGTCGTCAACGTCCGTGCCGCAGGCGGCTACGTGCTGACCGAGACGTCCGACACGGACTTCACCGTCAACTACGCCTGATCCAACGACAGGAGGCCAGGGAGTGCTCACAATCACAGTTCCAGCAGCTGAATTCTTCGACGAAAGTCGAGGTAACGGAGGAGAGTTCGTTACCTTTCCGGAGGTTTCTCTGGAACTGGAGCACTCCCTGGTCGCACTGTCAAAATGGGAGTCGAAATTCGAGAAGCCGTTTCTCGGGAACGACTCGCAAAGTCCGGAAGAGACTCTTGGCTACATCAAAGCGATGGTGACGACGCCCAATGTTCCCCCGGACGTTTTCGACAGGCTCACGATCGAGAACCTTCAGGCCATCAACGAGTACCTCAACCTCAAGATGACCGCCACCACCATTCGTGAGATGCCCGGCACGCCGGCCTCGCGCGAGATCATCACCGCCGAGCTCATCTACTACTGGATGGGTGCGTTTCAGATCGACCTCAAGTGTGAAAACTGGCATCTGAATCGCCTATTCACACTGATCAAAATCTACAGCGCCAAGAACAGCCCGCCCAAGAAGATGAGCCGCGCGGAAGTCGTGGCACAGCACCGAGCCATCAACGAGCAGAACCGCAAGCTCTATAACTCCCGCGGATAGGAGGTAAGACATGACGAGAATCGCATGGGGCGCAGTCACCGGGCGCCGATTCGAAGGCGGAGTCGATCGTGGTGTCTTCTACTCCGGTTCTGAGAAGCGCGGAGTCCCGTGGAATGGACTTCTGAGCGTCGACGAGGACAACAGCAGTGTCACCTCGGCGGCATACTACTTCGACGGCATCCGCTACCTCACGATGCGGCAGCCCGGCGAGTACGCGGGTACGCTCAAGGCCTTCATGTACCCTGATGAGTTCCTGGAATTCGACGGGTACAAGACGGTCCACCCCGGCTTCATCGCTGCGGACCAGCAGGTTACCGACACGTTCGGCCTAGCGTACCGAACTCGAGTCGGAAACGACACGCAGGGTTTCAGCTTCGGCTACAAGCTTCACCTACTGTACAACCTCACGGCCACTCCCGAGAACCAAACCCGAGCGACCCTCTCGACCACACCTACTCCAGCGGAGATGGCGTGGAAGATCGAGGGAAACCCGATCGCGGTCCCGGGATTCCGGCCTACCAACCACTTCATCATCGATTCCACGACGATGCATCCAGGCTTCCTCGACGTGCTCGAGGAGCAGCTGTATGGGACCGCGTTCGAGGAGCCATATTTGCCGACGCCGGCGGATCTGATCCAACTGTTCCAGGACTCCATCAGCGAGCCTCTGTCCGAGCCCCTCTAGGAGACATCAATGGTCGACCTTCTGCCTCATGTCAGCGTCGGGTCCCCGCACTCGGACGCCCACAACGACGAGCGCGACGCAATCAACACCCTCAAGCAGCAGATGAATGTGCTCGTCATCGAACCGCTCGAGCCGACGGACGCCCAGATCGCGTTCGAGATCGCCAACGGCACCCAGACGCCGGCGGCGCTGCAATCCTTCCTGGGAACGGCCGGAAATCAGCTGCCGGCGTACGTTTCACCGTCTGTGACCGGACGCTACGACAGTGCCCGCTCGATCTACAACTGGAAGCCGAGCAACACACGTCGGCTGCAGGCCGGCATCGCTCGAGCCATGTCGGGCGGTGTCTCCGAACACCTCGTCATCGGCGACAGCTTCAGCGCCGGCAACATCCAGGGCCAGGTTCCGCCGTACCTCTTCTCTAGAGACCAGGCGTGGCCCCGCGCATGTCAGCGCGAGCTCGCCCGTCACGGCGTGATCGACGGCGGCACTGGATGGATCCGCGCGAACGACGCCGCTCTGGGATCTCCCTTGGGTTGGGCGTTCACGGGCGCCAACTGGAACCACACAGTCAAGGCGTACTCGCTGACAACCGTTGGTGGACAGTACGCCACTCTGCTCGCACCCGAAGGTGGCTACGCCTACTCGCACTACTGGTTCGACGCCGGCGGTGGCGCGGGGACCTACCCCTTCACCATCGAGGTCAACGGTGTGGTGCTGGCGAATGTCTCGTCGATCGCCGGAGCGGCTCGATTCCGGGTCACCACGGTGATCAGCCCGACGCCGATCGTCGCCGGCTCGTCCCAGATCAAGATCACCGCTGGAGCGAACGGTCACTACTTTGCCGCCGGCAAGGTCTGGGACCCGACCAAGGGCGGCCTGCAGGTCAGCAACATCGCTCAGTCGGGCTCGCGCGCATATTCCACGGCTGCGAGCCAGAACGATCGCTGGGACAGTGTTGGCGCCGGAGGTCTCGGTGAGGTCTACAAGTGGCTGGCCACTCAGACCCGACAGGTCGCGGACGGTTCGGTCACGGCGATGTCCACCACCTTCACCAGCGCCTCGGGGAACTTCACGATCGACGACGTCGGCAAGCCGCTGATCGTCCCGGCATCCGCCGGCGGTATGATCCTGCCGGAGAACGTCTACATCGTCTCGGTCACCAACGCCACTACGGTGGTCATGTCAGCTGAGGCGCTCCGGACGGTTGCGGGACTCACCACCGACATCGGGCGCAAGGTCGACTTCGTCTGGCTTGAGCTCGGAGGCAACGACCTCAGCAATGGGGTCACGGCGGCCAACATCAAGGCCGCTCTCACGAGCATCAAGAGTCGGTACCCGGGATCGGACTTCGGTCTGATGACCACGCACCAACCGGACAACTCGCTGGTCGTGAATGCGACCTTCGACGCGTACATCGGTGAGCTCTACAAGCTGGCGGACGTGTTCGACTGCCCGTTGGTGGATCTCCGAGACCGATTCGGTACGTGGACCGACATGAAGAACAATGGGCTTGCTGGTGACGCGCTGGCACACCCACTCACCCCCGTCTACGCAGCGGTCGGCCGAATGGTCGGCACCCGCATGGCAGCCTGAGAGGAGTAGACCATGGAC